AATTTGTTCATATCTATTTAATATTTAGGAAATGCATTATATTTCTCTAACCAGTCAATCAATCCTATCCATAATTTATCCCAGAAATATTCTTTATTAAATATAATTAAAATTATAAATATAAAAGCCATGGGGGACAACATCAAAGCATCTAAAATAAAAACAAGAGAATAAGATAACAACTTTACTAATGTTAAGGGAATTAATAATAGAATTCCTATTATTTTCATAATTATATTCATGATTTATTTATTGTTTTGATTTATTTCTTCTAATTTTTCTTTTCTTAAGTTCATTGGATCAATAGTAAGTAATTTATCCAATTCAATAAGAACTTTATTAACTTCGTCAGATGACTCAAAATCTATATGTAGTTCAGTGATACCATCTTCTGATTCCTGTTCAACCACAATATACCACACATCATGTTCAGCACTTTCATCAGGATAATATGAATATATACTATCTATCTTTAATCTATAATTTCCTATTTTTATTCTATTTTTTAATATATCAAACATCTTTATTTATTTCCAAAATTTTATCTTTCCTTATTTGATTCGGTATATTTAAAACTAATAAAGAATCCAATTCAGATAAAGCTGTTTTACATTTTGATGATCTATCAAATTCAATTTCAATTTCATTTATTCCCTCAATGGTTATTCTTTCAATTATAAGAGTAGTATCATCTGTAAGATAATATCCAAATATACAATCTATTTTGATTCTTCTATCTCCAACGTTTATTATATTTTTATCTATCACCATAAATCTTCTGATTGTAATTCACTACCTAACAATTCTTTTTTTAATTGACCGTTTGATTTTACTAATTCTAATGCATCCTCTCGATTTAAAAATCTATTTTTTGTAGTTAGAAATCCTTGAATTGTTTTATTACCATATTCATCATGAGGATATATTCTTTGAGTCATCTCAAATATACTACCGTGTCGAATACCACCAAAAACTAAACCTTTATCAATATTATATGGCTTGTGTGAATAATCAATATCATCATCAATCCAATTTGCTGAGCACATAACATATTCTATTTCACCATTGCTCATATGAGATTTTAATCTTGGTATATCTAGCATTTGCAATTAATTACTTTGTTCCAACGTTCTAAAACTAAATTTTTCAATGAGTCTAATGTTACTCCATCATAACCTATGTTACTAGATTTTTCACTCATTTCTAATCCACATTTGTTACATTTAACATAAGCATAGCCAGAATAACATAATGTGTCAGTATAATCAGAATTAACTTCAGCATTACCACCACAAACACATTTACAGACACCACTTTCAGAAAATGAAGGATTCCATCGATCTATTAATCGTTTATATAAGAATGATAATTCATGATCATCAAGTGCATTAAAATCTATTTCACTAGCATTGTTATGTATAATACCATGTGATAATTCTTTAAACTCATCTCCCTCAAAATTATTAGTTTCTGTTCTAATATTTTCTATTTCTCTTAATATAAAAGTTCTATTCATTTTATTTTTAATTAATTATAATTTGGATTAATGATTGATTCAAAATAATCAGTTAATCTTTCTTTAATATTGTCAATAGCATTTTTCAATGTAATCACAATAATAATATTATGTGATATATACATATTAAAGTGTTCATCATATTGTTCATCGGATAAATTTAAAAAATTTATCCGATATTTATTTTTATATTCTTTAATTTTTATATCATAAAGTTCATCAGCTTTATTTTTATCTAAAAAAACTTCGATTATTTCAGATGAACTTATTTCATATAATACCCAAGTCTCATAAGATTTCATATTATTTTAGCCAATAATTATTTTTCTTTACTCCCTTAATATTCATCATTTCCAAAAATTCTTTTGGAAATTCTGTACCCCATGCAAATGCAACGTCACAATGTTCGTCTTCTGAAAAATCAGTTATGATACTTGATGTAGAAAACAATAAAGGATCTTCTCTTCTTGCTAAAGCTTGCTGAACTTCAAGTTTTAATGTTTGAATCTGTTCTGCTTGCTGAATGGCTAATTGCTGCTGACGAATTTGTTCTTTTGATATTTTTTCAAGCTCTGTTTGTATTCTACTAATATTTTGTTCTATTCCTTTTACTTGTTCTTTTAAAACTTTTGTGGAATTTTCAAGTGCATCTACTCTATTACCAAGATTCACCATAGTTTCATACATACTTCTGAATAATGGTAAATTCATACCAACATTCATACTAACCATTGATAAAGAATTTGGAAAATATACATCATAGTATTTTTGACTCTTTACATGTTTTTCAAAATCATAAAACCCAATTGGACATAAAATGTATAAATTTCGTTCTGAATTAGCAATTTTGTAGTTGTTAATAGCAGATTCAATATCTTTTGAAGTTCTTTTTGGATCACAAGTTAAAATTGAATTCTTTGCTAATTCTAATGGAAGAATCATAAATCCAAATGTTTCTGCTATTTCAACAATAGAACTCAATTTCGAGTTTAACCTTGAATTAAGATATTTATTATAAGTTTTGTCTATTTCTATTTCAACTTGTTCATATCTATCTCCTGATGAACTTCTTTCATTTTTTATTAAATTATATTTTATTAAGTTTTCAGGAACCTTAATATTAGATGATTTCAAACTACCTAAAATATTATTATATTCATTCACTTTTTCGTTGATTGAATATCCTAAATTCTTGAAAATTTCTCTTTTAGTAGAAAAACAAGTCTTAGATTCATCATAATAGGAATTAGATCGAATAATATGAGCTTTTTCTAATACTTTTAATGTCAACATAAACTCTTTCAAATCAGAGTCTATCAAATTCAGTTTATCTATTAATAATTGACTTTTTTCAGTGTTTTTTACTGAAGCTGATACGCTTGTTGTTGGTGTAACATTTAATAAATTCATAATAATTTTATTTTAAATTAAACATAAATTGAAATATTTTTAAATTTCAAAAACAAAGATAATAAAAAAAATCAAATTGGCAAACAATTTGTTGAAATATAATTTAATTCTTTTATTTTTTTCTTTCTTAAATAAGAATCATAATTTTCATCATTGTTTAAAATGATTATGAATTCAGATAATTTTAAATGAGATAACTGTAAAAAATCTTTGTTTATTCTTCTTCTAAAATTAAAAAAATCCTCATTTTCAAAAAAGTAAAACTTCAAATCTATGATTGCAATAAAATCACAAATTTCAGAATATGAAATTTTATAAATATCTCCATTTAATGTTGTAGATAAATGATCCAATGATCCAAATGTCAAATCATTTTTTTGATATTCTATTACTTTATTTAATAAAGTATTAAAAATTTTTGAATTTATTATACTAATAGATTGTAAATCTGAATATAATAAAAGACAATTATATCTATAAATATCTTTTAGTTTTTCAATATCAAGTTTTTTACTTTTAATCATAACATTTTTTTGATAATTGTATTAACTTATTTTTTCTAATATCTTTTTTAACTTTTGAATAATATTCTAAATAATCAGATTTATCCTTAATAAAATCAAAAAAGTTATGATGTTCTCCCATATATGGTTCATTTTCATCAACATAACAATATAAGTTATATGCTTTTTGATCTAAATCAGTAATTTTATATTCATTATAATCCATTGAGTTTTATTTTATTTAACTTATCTATTCTTAATTTAGATTTTAAATTTAATTCTACCAAACGAGAGAAATTAGCATGACACTTATCTATTGAATCAAGAATATGAATAAATTCGTCATAATGCTCAGAATTATAATCATCATTGTCATATAATTCTCCATTACTATCTGAATGATTTTTTTCAAATATAAATAATTCATTTTCATGATATTGAAGTTCTGATATTATAAGTTTTTCATCAATCATATTTTACATTTTACACTTAACAAAATGATCAAGAACAAATCTTAATTTAGATTCAAATTCTTTATCATTTTCTATTTCTTTTAACATTTTATAATAATATGATGTGTCTAATGTATTATCATCAGGCTCTCCATTTCTTAGATACATCTGATAATTTTCATTTACATAATTATCTACATTTTCATATTCATTTATTTCAACTATAGATTCTTTAATATCATCAATAATTTTTTTTGATTCACTATATCTCATTTTTATAACTTTTTTACTTTTATGCTATATAATATAGCATGGAAACATTAGATATTAAATTTAGAATGGAAGGTTTAGAGAAAAAACTATCCAATTTATATCCATATGAATTCGAGATTGACGGTATATCTATGGCTTCATACGAAGGCTTTATACAGTCATTAAGGACTCCAGACATACAAATTAAAGAGAGTATATGGAAACTATCAGGATTTGAAGCATGGAAAGCTGGTCAATGTTTAGATTGGATAGATAAGCAAGAATTATATTGGATATCTACTCCAATAAATAGACAATCTAATGACTATTATAATCTTATAACAAGGTCATATGATTGTTTATTTGAACAAAATGAAACATTTAGAAATAATCTAAAAGAGTCAATACCTTATAAATTAGACCACACTATTGGAAAATCTGGAAAAACTAATACTTTAATGACAAAAAGTGAATTTTTAATTCAATTAAATAGATTAAGATTTAAATTAACTAAGAAAAAGTTTTTCAATTTACTTGACTTGTTCTGATTTATAATGATTTCTAAATCTTTTCAAAGTTTCACATACCCAATTCTCAACTTCTTTAGATTTCCAACCACTATTAAGCTGAATAATAGCTAATTTAAGAACTGCTCTCTCATACCTAGTTGATGCACCTCCTTTATACATGTAAATAAGACTAGCTACTTTTTCATATTCTGATATTTTAGTACCATTACGTACAATAACTTTTCTGCATTTGACTGGTTTATTAGTATCTGCTTCTGCTTTTACATTACTCAATATCCTATCTCTTAAAATTTCGCAAGAAATTAATTTTAAATTTTTATCGTAATAAAATGCTGTATAATCCATAATTTAATTAATTTGAATTTTAATCTTTATTTGATATTGGTGGCTTAAATCCTCCAATTCCACTATAACTATTTTCACCAAAAATATTAGATATTACTAAAAATATAAAAAATGCAGCAAGTGGTATGCATATGCATAATAATACTATATCATTCATGATTTAATTGATTATAATTTTTATTCATATAACCATAATAAGTTAAATAACCGATAAGAGTGTAAATATTTAAATTGTCACTATACCAATCATCACCGTTTTCTTTATCATTATCTCTGACGATATAAAAAGGAATCTCACCATCAGTAACTATAATAATTTTACATTTTTCATTACTACAATTATAATCATCAATTTTATTGAAGTTATTTTCTTCTAAAAAATCTGTAATTGAGGTATACATCATTTCTTTTGTAATTTTCATATTATCTTATTGTATCACCTAAATGATGAGTTTTTGCTATAACATCAATAATATCTGAATTTTCATCATAAAATTTAATTTTATTTTCAGCATCTTTAACTACTATAGAATATACAGTATAAGAGCCGTGATGAAAACTATCATATTGTTTTGTTGAAATAGATTGTATTACAACAGGAGATTTTAAATGATTTATTGAATATTCAACATACATATCATAATTAGTAAAATCTTGTCCATCATATTTTATTTTATGACAACTAAATAAAAATAAACACAGAACAAATAAATATAATTTTTTCATAATTTTTTAATTTATCGTATAGTATCACCAACGTTGTGAGTTCTTGCTATGACATTAACAAGATCGGAATTATAGTTATATAAATGTATTGTATTTTTAGAATCCCTAACTACAATAGAATATAATGTATCAGTAATATCAGTCTTGTAAATTTTTGTTGAAATAGATGTTATTGTAACTGGAGATTTCAATTGATTTATAGAGTAATCAACATACATATCATAATTATCAAAAACCTTACCATCACAATTTATTTTTTCAGTACAACTAAATAATAAAAAACAAAATCCGAATAAAAATAATTTTTTCATATAATTTTTTTAAAATTAAAACCAAGATCTATGTGATTCCTCTATTGACTCAAATCCATTATCTTCTTCACGTATATACCAATTAACTCCTTCTGGAATTTCAACAACTTTCAAGTTATCAGGTTTTAATTCTTCTACTGCAGTAACTAAATTAACATCATCTCTTAAAATTGATGATATATCAAAATAATTTTCATCAGTAAATAATTTTTCTTCAGAATCCAATTCTGGACCTAAATCATGTAATGATACATCAAAATAATTATCAATAGGATCAACTCTTATATGTTTAACTTTTCTCTTTACAATTGAGTGATTACCCAATTCTCTTATGTAAAAATAAGGTCTATCAAATTTTGAAAGTTCAAAATATCTTTTTATTACATCAGAGTTTAAATTATAACAACAACTATTACTACCATTCACTATTACTATTTTCATATTTTTTCTAATTTTTCTAATTTAACTTTTCTAATAAATTTAACTGTCATATTTCTACCAAGTTCAGATAACTTATATCCTACATTATATCTATTACAATCACCCTCAACTAATTTATAAAATAATAATTCCATAACTAAATATAATGTACCTCCACAATTTCTTTTTTTGAATTCTTCAACTGTCATAAAAGATAAAGACTTTTCAAATTCTTGTACTGATTCAAATTCAGGATCAGAATATTCTGCATATCCTTTACTTTGAATATGTATTAATAATTTAAGTGCATCATCACTTATGTTAATAGGATTTCTATTTAACATTATAATTTTCTATTTGTTTTATTTTTAATTTTCTAATTGAATTTTTAAGAATTCTTTTTCCAATATCAGATATTCTATACATATTAAATTTTAAATCATAATCAGATTCTATCATTTTATTATCTAATAATTTTTTTATTAAATAATATGTACCTCCACAATTTCTATTTTTAAATGATTCTAATGTCATAAGTTTTCCAGAAAAATCTAAAAACTTTTTACCTTTACAATTTTTAAAATCATCAATAGTTTCAAATTCTGGATCTTTATATTCTACATAACCTGATCTATAAATTGTAAACAATAAACTGATTGACTCGTTATAAATCATTGCTTTCTATTTTCTCTAATTTCAATTTTCTAATTAAATTATCAAGAAGTGATTTTCCTAAATCAGAAATTCTATATGAAATATGCCAAGCATCTTCAACATCACAAATAAAATTATATTTATATAGTTCAGGAATTAAATAAAGAGTTCCATTACAATTTCTTGATTTGAATGAATTAAGATTCATTGATACATTTCCACTTTTTTCAAATTCCTCTATAGTTTCATATTCTGTATCTCTATATTCAACATATCCTTCTTTGCTAATTATTAATAACAAATTGAATGCTTCATCACTAATTTTAAATCTAAATTCTACCATTGTAAATTACTAATATTAAACATATTATAAAAAAGATGCAAGATCATGATATATATTATAAATATATAAATATTCTTCCCGTAATCTTTTGATTATCAGTATTATATGTTATTAATTTATTAAATATTCATTGTTGATAACCTTGAAACTTATTGATGAATCAAGTGATTTGAATACACTTCCCTCCCGTTTTGATGTAGTTGTTAATACAGATTTACCTTCAACATGTTTTAATAATTCATCAATAGTATTTGGTAATTTATATTCATTACAAATCAAAGGAACAGTGTCAGCAATTAATACATTCTTTACTATATGAACAAAAGAATCATAATCTTCGAGTTTATATTCATCAATATTAAACACTCTAAAATATTTAATAGTTTTGTAATCTAATTTATATCTATTATCTTCAATTCCAGAGCCTATTAATTCTCCTTGTACTGCAATATTTTTACCGTATGCTCTTAATTTTTCTTCTATTTTATTTTCAATTGCGAATTTCCACATTAAATTATCTGGATTTCTTTTATATTCCCAATTTCTACCACAAACTCCAAATACGTCATTACGTAAATACATGGTAGTAGATCTGCCATCAAGTTTTTCTGTTTCATAGAAACTAATATCTTCATTTTTCCATTCATCAAAATCATCTGATAAAGATTGAATTCTTTCTTCATTTGTTTTTAAAATGAATGATGGAATAGGTCCAACAACATCAGCTTTAAGTTCATCAGGGATTTGTACTTCATATTTTATAATATTCAAAAATTCACTCACATCATATCCAATTGGTAATTCTATTAAATTATTATTTATAGGTAATACTAAACCTTGTGATATTTGTTTTCTCAACCGAATACTTCTAAGTAAGAATCCTTCTTGACTTTCAGTTTTAATATATGATGTTTTTCTGAGAAATTCATATTCTTCAGTAATAGGAAGTAATGAATCTATTTCACAATATATTATTTTTTCTCCTATTTTAAATTTATCTTTTTCAACAACTACTTTCCAACCAAGAATTTTCACAACCTCTATTCTATCTGCCCCTTTTATTGATGAGATGTCTTTAATTACCTGAATTGTTGCTAATTTCCTATCTATATTCATAATATTTAATTTTTATATATTTTAATGTAAAGATAAATCATATTATTGTAAATAAAAAATTATTTAACATAAAATTTTATGTAAATAATCTATAATATCTTCATCAGACATTTTATTTATTTCATTTTCCCATAAATAATAAATTTTATAATTATGAGATTCTACTTTTATTTTTTTTCTTTCATCTTTTTTCCATAAATCATTTGCTGATAATCCTTTTAATATAATATCATTTTCATTATACATATCTGGATTAGCGTGCCAAAAATCTCCTTGAATTTCTAATATGATTTTATTTTTAAAAATAAAATCAAAATTATAACGATATAAAAACCCATTTGCAGTGTATTCTATATTTAAATCATTTAATATAGATTGTATTCTTAATTCTAATGAACTAATATATTTTACATAAGATCTTGCATGTTCTGTGAATTTTCTACGATCATCATCACTCATATGTGAAAATGCTAATTTTTTTGTTTTTGATATTTTATCACCTACACCAGGTATTTGTGCTACATTAGTTATATTTATACCATATTTAAGTTTTAGATTTTGTATTAATGTTTTTTGACATTTATCGTAATCTATATTTTTTTGTGCATTATTTTGTATTTCTTTGTTACAAAAATTATTTTCATAGCCATGATTTTTAATAAATGTATTTTTTACTTTGTTTTTTATTTCTTTTGAAGAAGATGGATTTTTAAACCCATATTTTTTAATATTTGTAGTTTCAATTTTATTTTTATAAATTAAAGTTTTTTTACTTTCACTATTAGTTCTTTTTATACCTAATAATTCAATGTAATTTGAACAATTGATATTATATTTTAATTTTATATCATATGAATTATATCCACTAATATACATTTCTTTTATATCATTTAAATTTTCATCTGATATATTAGATTGAGATTTTAAATAATTTAACTCATTTGTTAATTTATCTATATTGTGATTTTTATTTATATGAGATTTTAAATGATTATTAAAATTAAATTCTTTACTACAAATTATACATTTCATATTAATACTTTTTATTGTATATATTAATATGAAAAACTGATTATAATCAGTTTTTTTAATAAAATGTATTCATAATATTTAATTTAATGCGTCTGATTCACTTGATGATATAACTTCTTCACATAAAATGATACTTACTTTTACACCATAAGAATCAGGTCTGCAATAACCTGTTTCATGTGGTACAGTTTCTATTTCTATTTTTAAATTCTCTTTCAAAAATTCTTTTAATTCTTCTTTATTCATAATATTTTATTTGAATAATTTATAATACACAAAGATATACAATATAATTGATTTATATTGTATATCTTATTATTTTTTAACTTTATTTTATTTGTGAAATATATGAACATCCTTTATCTAACCTATATTTCAGATTAGTACCATATTTTTCTTTATATTCAGACATATATCTTTCAATTTCTTCTATATTAGAATGAACATAAATAATTTCTTCAAATGGTTTTAAATAGTCTATTCCAAGAAATTGATCATTCCATGCGTCAATGCACATTTCCATGTGTATTTCTCTGAATTCATTGGTATCAAATGGATCTTGTGTCATAATATTTACTCTTTGAAATTAATTCTTTTGTATTCATTATCAAAATCAAAATATAAAAATTCGCTGATATTCCAATTTAGTCCGCAATCATTATAAAAAAGATCAAATTTATCTGAATTTTTTGGAGATTCTACTCCACTCTCTACTTTCCATTCTTCTGATATTTTAATGAAATCTTTCCATAATAAACAAGATGTGTCTCCTTGCCCATCATAATAAATAAAAACTAATCTACTTAATTGTTCTTCAGTGAAATTATTAAGTTCATAATTTGTTATATAAATATTTTTCATTCTTTATTCATTTCAATGAATGATTTAATAGTATTTCTATTGATATAAACTGATTTTGGTACTATTTTTTTCAAATCTGCATCATTGCTTAATATAGCCTTTCTAACATCAGTGGCTGACACGCCATCTTCAACCGTGCCTCTTGCTAATAGAACAAGTGATACATTATTTTTGAACATGAATCCTGGAAACCATTTAGTAATAATTTCAAATCCATCAGAATAATACATTGTGAAGCAGCTATCTTTAATTTGATCTACTATTTTAGTATAAAGATAAAACCCCCATTCAATAGAATTATCACTTTCTGTAGTTAAATCATCTAATGGTACAATTTTACATTTATTAATTAAATCAGCTTCTTTTAATGCATCTTTTAACATCTCAATTCTAATGCTAACTGGAATTGGATTTCTTGAATCAACTTTATTTGCACTTCCAACTAGTATTACTACTGATTCATTTTCCTCACACGCTTTTTTGATTAATGCCATGTGACCATTGTGTACTGGTTGAATCCTTGCTAAAATAACTCCGAATTTATTCATATCTTTATATTATTTAATTTTTTCAATTTTTCTTTTCTGTTCTCTGATAATAATACTAAATGAATATACCCAAAATTAAAATTTGAAAATTCGTGTAAATTGACAACTCCACTGTAATAATTTACAAAACTTATTGTGAAAATACTATTTTTATTTTCAGTCATATCTTTATGATGTTCATAAAAAACATCACTAAATATAACTTTATCTCCTATTTTCATTTTTAAACTTTATTACAAACTCCTCTTAATATAAGTCTGTTTTTATATTCTCCTTCAGTTATGATATACCAATCTTTATTATTTGGAAATCCTCCAAATCCACTATAATAAGCTTCTCCATCATCTTTAACCAGTATTCTTACATTTAATGTAATATTTGGAATTTCTTTGAACCAAAATTCTTCAATTCTTCTGACTCTATTCTCAACAGCAACATCAAATGATTGTTCTTCAAATTTTCTGACTGTTTCCTTAGCTTCAATGTATTGTTCTTCAGTTATCATATTAATAATTTCTAGTTTTAATGAAATTGAATATTAAATCTAATTCCTTATTATATAACAGTCTGTGAAACCTTTCTCCTTTTGAATTACCAACATAATCATTAAACCATTCTACAAATTTTTCACATGTCGTAGTTGATGAATTGCCATATAAGTCAATTCTTATTATTCCATCTCCTCCATAAGCTATAAAATTTATTCTTTTTGCAAAATAGAATTCCAAATCAACTTTATCAGCAGTTAATTTGAGATTAGGTTCTTCTGTATTAATTTCAATTATAAATTTACCAACTATAAGATTCAAGTCTTCTATTGTTATCGTCTGTTTCATTTAATTGTTCTATTTAGATTTATTGTCCATACCAAACTACATGAGTAGCATCAAAATTAAATAATGATGATATTGCTTCACATTCTGTTGATTTCTTACCATTTTTTACATAGTAACCATGTCCATCATATTGGTCTATCATTCCTGTTCTTAACTCTTCATCAAATTGTGAAATTGTCATTAAACATTCATTATCTAATTCATCCAACTCTTTGTCATAATTTCTTGTGAATTCCATTTTTTTTTTTTATTAACACCACTTCATTAATTTTTTACAATTTGGACAAGTTAAATAATGATACACATCAGAACCTCCTCCATATACTTCTTCTTCTACTCTACTAATAACTTCATTTGGAAAATATTCAACTATTGCTCCACAATCATAACATGTTATTCTTTTTGCTTTTGACTCGTCTATTCCTATTATTTTTGCCATTTTTAATACTATATTTAATTATACAAAGATAAATAATATAAATTAGATTACATTAAATAATTAAAAATATTAATATTTTTTAACTTATAACTTATTCTGAATATGTTTTTATTTTTTCTAATTTATTTTTTCTAATTTTTGATAATAGCATAAATCTACTATAATCGAATTCAAAATAATCATTATCTATTTTTATACCGACATAATCACCATTAGATAAATTAGATATCGAATTAATAGTATAAATATTATTTAATAATAATTTTTTATTTATTGTGTGACTATTATTTATACATACTACTTTATCTCCTTGATTGAACATATCTTAATAAGTTTTAGTTTTCTATATTCTTTTAATGTTATGAATCTACTCTCAAGATATTCAGAATATCCATTTTTATTTTTTATTCCAACATAATCTTCCCAAATTGAATTTATAATATAAATTTGGTTTAATATCAATTCTGAATTATAAGTTAAATCATTATTGATGCATACTACTTTATCCCCTGGCTTGAACATATTATTTACATATACTACTTTATCACCTGGCTTGAACATAATTCTAATTGTTTAAGTTTTTCTTTTCTCATTAAAATTTCTATATCTTTACCTGTTTTTAATTTGTATACATTTTTTAATTCTTTTATGTTAGAAATAAATTTATATTTATCTTTATACATATTAGTTTTTCTATCAATTAAAAAAACATTTACAGAAGATTCAATGCATATCATATAATCATTATTAATGATATGATATTTGTCACATCCAGATTTAGATTTTTTGAGATTTAGATTTTCTATATAGTCAAAAAGATTTGAATCACTTATCATTTATATTTAGATTTAATATGATAATTTGTATTTTTCTATGATATTTTAATGATATAAATTTGTGATATGGATATCCATATTTCAACTCTTTTATTGTAATAAGTCCTGCTTTTTCAAAATACATTTTGAAATTTTCATCAGGATAATCTATAACTTCTAATATTTTATTAGGTATATTATTATCTTCTCTGTATTTTTTATCATTACAAACTATTTTATCACCTGGCTTGAACATAATTTAATAAGTTTTTCTTTTCGATATTCTTTTAATGTTAAAAAATATTTTGCATAATGTCCATATCTTTCATTATCAAGTATTATTAAATCATGTTGATAAATTGTTTTATCTGATTTAATAAATGATGATACATTATATAATTTATTAGTTAAATTGAATTTTTTTCTATAATCTCTATTAATACAAACTACTTTATCTCCTGACTTGAACATAATTTAATAAGTTTTTGTTTTCTATAATCTTTTAATAGTATAAATCTATCTGCATAATAGAATTCAATTAGTTCATATAGTCCCACTCTACAAGTATAATAAGTTGTGTCTATTGATTTTATTGTATAGTTGTTGTATTTAATAACTTCTAATTTTTTATTAAAAGAAAAAGGATTGTCTGTTTTATTTACACCTTTATCATTTATACATACAACTTTATCTCCTATTTTGAACATAATTTATTTAGTTTTTGCTTCCTATATTCTCTTAATGTTATGAATCTATACTCGAAATAATAATTATCATTTCCTTCTAATTCAACTCTATAACCAATTTTTGATTCTGTTTTTTTAGACTTACCTAAAAATGATGATGTTTTTTTTGTTGTGTAAATATGGTTTAATAATAATTTTGATCTATCTGATAAATTACTATTATTGATGCATACTATTTTATGTCCTGAATTGAGCATATTTTTTTAAGTTTTTCTTTTCTGTAATATTTTAATATTATAGATTCTGTTGAATTAATATCATTATAAACAAATTCACAATATGTATAAATAAATATATCATTTGGTTTTATGTTATCATTTGTCTGATACATTATAAGTGGTTTCCTTTTGCAATATATACTATTTAACTTTGACATCATATCAATACTAAATACAACAACAACTTCACTATTTTTGAATTCTTTTCGTAATTTTTTGAATAGTAATTTATAAAAATTTTTAGTGTTTTTATTTACATCATCAAATATTTCAACTTCAAACTTTATTATTTTCATTGAATGAATTATTTAGTTGTTCAATTTTCAATTTCCTTTTAAATTGTTTGAAATTTATTTCATGTGGAGATAAATATAAATCATTATTTTCTAATTCATCAAATGATATATAAACATAACAGCCACATAACATACCAATATAAGGTACCCCTGATTTTATAGATTTCATTATAAAATGCTCATTAAATAATAGAAAATTAATGCAATCTTTTCCGACATAAATATGAGGTGCTTTTTTGTGTATTATTATATAATTTTCCACATGATTTTTAATGATACTGTATATTCGTTTATCATGTATGTCTTCATTAGGACTTGACATTGTATAATCTACATTATAATATTCTATCATAACTTTGATAATGTTTTAAGTTTTTTTCTTCTTATGATAATGTTATAATCTACATCATTATTGATTAGATATAGAAAATCTTCTAATTCAAAATCTTTTAGTTTAATGATGTCATCATTTATTCTTTGAGAGCCATAATTTGATAATCTACGAAAATTAAATATGTAATTTTTGTAATTATATAAATCTAAAAAATTATGAACATCTCCATTAAATACACAGCCATCAAATTTAAGTTCTTGAATTAATTTATATTCTAATCCACTTCTACTTTTAAATTCATCATTATTTGAATTATATTCTATTAATTTATTTAATATAGTTTTAAATGATAAATTTAGGTGATAACTATCATAATAATGAGGATATTCTTTGAGAAATCTATTACCTTCTATTTTTAATCTATTTAATTCATTGTCTCCTACTATTGATGTTGGTATCATAAACTTGACAATTTTTGTAACTTTATTTTTCTGGTGAATCTTTTCTTATATTCATCACTACTGATAAGTTGATGAAGTTGATGCATAGTAATATTTTCAATGTCATTAATATCCTGATTTATATAATGATACCATCCTCCAAATACAATTCTCTTATTATCTAAAACATCAAAAACATATTGAAAAATTGTAAAAAAATCATCTAAATCAGATTCATTTATAGATTTCAATTCAACTTTCATTATTCCTATTAGTCCATTAATGGAGCAGAAATAAACATCTCTATTTTTATATTCAACTAATTTATTCAATATTATATTAAATAAATTTGACATTGAATTATAATTGAATTTTATATTTTCTTCTCTGAACATATTAGTATTATATGACGAGTATGTCTTTATATCAAATGTCGCTTTTATTTTAATCATATGATTAATTTAGATAATTTCATTTTTCTTAAAAATTTTAGATAATGATGAGAATTAATATTGTAGCTCATCATGGTATAATTATTATCAGAAACTAAATATGTAATCATAATTAAAAATCTTTCATGATTCGATTTATTGAAAATTTTTATATCATCAATTTGATAATCTGTATTATGAGTAAATATTTCATCATGATTTAGTATATAAATCATCATCTCCTTTCTTTTTATTTCCATTTAATTTGTCTAATTTATATTTTCTAATAAATTTTTCATAATCTTTTAATAAAAATGTTCTATCTGAGAATTTGATATTTCTATATGTGATAATTCCAATATCATCATTAGGATAATAATTTATAGTAAATCTTATTTCAGGATCATTTGTCCATAATATCTTATATGAAATAAGTTCATATAAGATATTATCTTTTTTTATACTATGATTTATAAAATTAAAATATTTAGTACCATTTCTCAACCAAGTTAACAAACTCATATCTTTGATAAATTTTCAATCTTTGTTTTTCTAACAAAAATATCATATTCATTAAGATATATTATTATCTTTGAAAAAATAACTTCTCTTGATATTGAAGTATTACAATAAATAACTCTTATTGCTATACAATCTGTTGAATTATTTGCAATCTTATATGATATTAGATTAAATTTTTCACTATCTAATTTTATTTTTTTATCAATAAAATTGAATAACACATTATGTTTTTTAGTCCAAGCATTCATGTCTTTCTATCGTTTTTAATTTTTCTTTTCTATATTCTTTTAATGACAAAAATTGATATGAATAATAATCATCTTCGTTTGTATCTTCTCTTATTTTAATTACAGTAGTCCATTCTCCTTTTTTTAGAGGATGATTAGTACGAAATACATGAGATATTGTTAATTCAGTATTAGACGGTAAATCTATATTGTACCATAAACTTTTAATAAAATATACTTTATCATTATATTTAAGCATTTTCCATTATTTCTTTGAATATATTTGAGTTTTTTTAATTTTTCTTTCCTTTTCAGATTAAAATAATCATTTGATGATATAAATTGTTGTTCATAATAATCACCTCCAATTGTATCTAATATTCGAATTGTAGTATTAGAAGGGTAACCTCTTATAATATTATGACGATTCTCAATAATTAATCCTACTGTTAATTCTTTATCATATGATAAACTAAGATTATATGATAATCTTTTAATAAAATAAACTTTATCTCCTGCTTTAAACATTCTCCATTATCTCTTTGAGTTTTTTCTTTCTTATGAATGTTCTTAAATTTTTCATATTGTTATCTTGATTGTTTTCTATTATATAAAACAATTCAGATATATTAATGCCTTTTATTGAATATATTTCATCACTTATTGATATAGGATTTGAATCATTTAATATTCTAAGCATTCTCAAAATGTCAATAAAGTCTTTTGTCCCTTTTAATCCAATTGATGTATTTTTATGTATTTCTTTTAGAAAACATAATATTCCTCCCAAATAATCACCATTATTTTTTATTGATATTGCATTATCCAGCATGTTATTAAATTCAACAATAGCATTAGAATATGTATTATCATAAAAAGTATTATTAGTTGTTTCTAATGTATGACTAGGATTTTCAATTGAACATTGTACTATCATTATTTATAAGTTTTAAAATAAGATACAAATATACTAATTATATGTTGAATATGCAAATATTTTAAATAAAAAAAGGATTGAAGTGAATTTCAATCCTTTTCTAAAAAAAATAAACATATTACATGAAAAATATATTTGTGCTCACCATCGGGCTCGAACCGACATAGATAGATTTAGAGTCTATAGCCCTACCATTGGACGAAATAAGCAATTTTGATTAAAAATGGGGAGCTTATAAAGCTCCCCATAGTTTTAAATTACGAAATAGAGAATCATTACCATGTACTGCTACTGCAGTTGGTTTATTATCTAAATCTGGTTCATAGAAAACTGTGAAATCTAATTTTTTAAGATTTAACTTAAATATCCATTTTTCAAGTTCTACAGAGAGAAAAATTAAATATTGATTATTCCAGGTTTGTACCTATTTATGATCAAGTAACCATTGACATGATGCATGAGCACCTTGGACTCCTCCATAAGCGACATCAAGTTTTTTATCAATGAGTATAAATAATTTATCTTTTTCTAAATCCTGTTTGACGTTTTTCATTTAGCATTTCTTTTAGTCTATATGAAATTATCTCATCACCAATGATATCAACAGTTTTAGAAAGTTCATCAGCTTCTTCATCTGTAAAAGAAGTTGCATTTTCTATTTTTGTTATAATATCACCTATCATTATATGAGATTTAGACTTTTCAGCTTCAGTTATTTGGTGTTCATTGTTGTTCAATATCAATAATGATATGTCCCATAAATTTGCAGCAAATGTCTTAACTGGACAAGTTATAATCACATTATTTTCAGTTAAAATGCGAACACAGCAATCAACCATATCATAAATGATATTAGAACTCTTTGTGATGATCAAAAATTCCTGTAAAGGTGAATTGGTAACCATAGAGATGAATTTTTTTGCTTGTGATTCTGTCATTTCATTTTCAGGAAACATAAAAACATTTGGAGAATAATCTAACTCAAGTTGTTTTTGAGTGTGATATGGTACAACTAAGCATTTAATCACTTTATTGTACATCATCTTTGATGTTTCAATGTCTTCTTCTGAAAGTTCAAATAAGTTTTGAGATAATTTCATTTTTTATTTATAGTGCTAATGACTCTTCTGTAATTTCTTCTACCACTTTGTATTTTTCAACTAATTTATCAATTGAATTTTTGTATTGTGATAAAGGTAATTTATCAGGTTTATTTTTAGGCTCAATTTCTTCAAATGTTTTACCTTTTAGTACTCCATATGCAGCATATAACATTCTTAATTCATGTCTGTTTTCAGAATGTTGATAATCTGCTTGCCATGCTTCCATTACTCTTTCACCTTTAAAGTGAATAGTTTTTCTTTGATTTCTGAGATTTGATTGATTCTCTGCAAGTTTTTTAATATCAATTTTTAATGTAGTTTTCATATTTTTATTATTTTTATTTTTTATTAATTTGTTAATTTGTTTAAATCTTCTAATTACTAACTGTTTAAAAATAATAAAAGGGGAACCTCTACCAAATGATAAAACCTAATGTTGATGTTTCATAATTTTCTTCTTTTTTTTTGTTAAGCATAACAATATTGTCATGTTTGGGTTTATATTATTGTTTATTTTTTTAATTTGCTTATTTTTAAATATCTAACTATTTTTTTATAAGTTTTTTCATTATAATTTATAGCATTACAATCATCAACTATAGAATATTTAGTTAAAATATCAAGAGATTTTTTATATTTTTTATAATAGTTTGAATAATAAATATAATAATCTAATTTTCTTTTTTCCCTTATTTTTTTTAAAAATAAGTAGCAAAAAATATTAGTAAAATAAAATATTAAATAATACTTAATTGATAATCCTCTATTATCATCTTTGTATTTTGTTTTTTTATCTAATGCATGAACATTAATGACTGCAAATATTACAAATAATATTGATGTTATAAGTTGATACATTTTCATTTCATTTCATACAATTATTGTACCAAGTTTATCATATCAAAATATTAATTTAAAATCTTCAAAGTCTTGACAAAAAGTGATCATTGATATTTGTTCAGGTGACATAAAGTCAGTTAAATTGACAAATAAATTATTCCATTCTTTTCCAAATAGGAATATTCTTGGCTTTACTTTTAATTTTCTGATACCATCTAATAGAAGAAAAACTTCAGATAATGTACCAATTCCTCCACGTTGAACTATAAAAATATCACTATCTGATATCAATAATCTTAATCTTTGATAAATATCAACAGAAGGAACTGTTTCTGTTAAAAATTTATTACCTCTTGCACATCCAATTGATAAACAAGTATAGCCAGTTACTTCTCCTCCTGCTTCATTAGCACCTTTGGAAACAGCTTCCATTAAGCCACCATAGCCACCGTTTTTAATTTTGTAGTCATTCTCTGCTAAGAATTTTCCAATGAGAATACTATCATTATATTGAGTTGTCGTTCTATCATTTATAGCACCGCCAAAAAAAGTTGCATTTTTATTCATTCTTTTGATTTTCTATTGTTATGTAAAGATACTATATTTTTTTGATATTACCAAATATTATTCTAAATTTTTCAATTTTTCTAATTTTTCTTTTCTAAAACATTTTTCTGACATAAAATAGAAACAAAAATATGAATTTTTATTAGACTCATTTTCTAATAATAATGATTCTACCTGTGTTCTCGTATTTATCATTACTGTTGAAACTGTGTATGATTTTCCTGATATTAAATTATCATAACGATAACCAAAATAAACTACTTTATCTCCTTTATTAAACATATCTTTTGTAATTTTATCTTTCTGTCTTCTTTTGTATATGAATCAAAATCAACATCATAAAACAAATGAATATAATGAACCTCATTAATATCTTCTTTCAAAATATATAAAGGTGGATTATCTGAGACTTTTTTGTGTACGTATGCATAAGATTGATTTCTTTCTTTTAATATTAAATATAGTTCGTTTTCTTCATTTAAATTATTCATATTTAATTTAACTTTCATATTTAATCTTATGTCTTCATCTTTCATAGTTATCAAATATATTTTTTAGTTTAATTTTTCTATCTTCTTTTATATAATCAACAAAATCTGAAATATGAAAAAAATCTCCATCATTACCATCTTCATCTGATAATACATATATGATTGGAACATGTTCTGAATATATTGTAGTCACATATGCATAAGATTGATTTTTTTCTATCATTCTTTTATATATCAAACTTTCTTCTAATTTACAATTATATTTTGATATTATTTTAACTTTATTGTGTAATTTAACATCATCATCTTTCATATTTATTAAATATATTTTTTAGTTTAATTTTTCTATCTTCTTTTATATATGGTTCAAATTCTCCACTAAGAAAATAGTCTCCAATTCCATCAATTTCATCTGATAAAATAAATAAATGCGGATTTACGTAAAAACATAGATAATTCACATATGCATAATCCTGTTTTTTGTATATTAAAGTTTTATATAATGCATTGGTTTTTAATCTTTCTTTAGAATTAAATTTAACTTTCATATGAACTTTTATATACTTCTCATTCATTATGTTTATATATCTTTTGTAATTTCTTTTTTCTTTCTTCTTTTATGTATGGTTCAAAATCATCACCAATAAAATGATCTCCTCCAACATCAATATCTTCTGATAAACTATATATGATAGGATATGTACCTGGATGTATCTTAGTTACATATGCGTACTTCTGATTTCTTTCTTTTAATATTTTGTATAATACACAAGTTTCTAAATGTCTATTGTATTTTGATATTATTTTAACAGTCATATTTAATTTTATATCTTTATCTTTCATATTTATCAGATATATTTTGCAATTTAAGTTTTCTTTCTTTCTTTAATGATATAAATCTTTTAGTGTTGTATGAATAACCTCTTGTTTCAGATTCCACAAATCTAAATTCTAAATATTCTGTATCTTCATAACAAAAATCAGTATCAGTAAGGTGACGAATACCACCAATTCTTAAATACTCTAATATAAGTGATATTTCATATGTATTATTTATTTTAATTTTATTATATGGATCATTATAATCATCATTATAATTATAATAATCTGATGTATCTATAAGTATAACTTTATCTCCAACTTTCATTTATCTGTTGTAATTTTAGTTTTCTATAATGCTGTGGTAACATAAATCTATCTGTATTAAAAGTTAAATGACAACCTTCTAATATTAAACTGTAGTAAGAATTATCAGTGATATCTATATCCATTTTTATTTCTGATATTGTATATTTTTCATATTTAACTAAAAAATTATCTTCATCCCAATATAAATCATCTGAATATTTATATGGATTATCATTTATATAAATCACTTCATCTCCTACTTTCATTTATTTTTTGTAATTTTAGTTTTCTATATTCTTTAATTGATATAAAATCTGACATAAAAAAATAAGTATTCTGGTATTCTTCTTCTACTAAACATACAGAATCATTATAATTATCATTATCAGACATTTCACATATTTCGGATAGTGTATATGTTTTACCGTATACTAATGTGCGTCTATTACTGTGTGCTATATAAATTAATTTATCCCCTATATTCATTTAAATTTTTTAATTTTAATTTCCTATATTCTATATTGGTAAAAAATCTTTTTTTGTTAAATAAAAAATCAGTAATTTCAATCAATTCAAAAAATGCATCTTCTTTATTTGAATCAGATACTTCTTTCACCCATTTTGAGCTATCAGATTGTAAAAAAATTTTATAAATAGTGTAGGATGTATTATTTTTTAATGAGTCATCATTATACTTATTGTTATTATTGTATAGTTCATTCTCAAAATTATAATCTTTATTAATGAATGGATTACAATCATCGTCATATTTATCATCAGAGCTATTATCAATGCAATAAATTATATCGCCTATTTTCATTTAATTTTTTTAATTTAAGCTTTCTATATTCTTGTGTAGATATAAATCTTTTTGAATTTAAATATCGTGAGAAACCTTTTATTGATAAATATTTATTATGATCATCTTCAAAATCTTTGTGTATATTTGTTATTTTATATTTACTATTTTTGATTAAAAAATTTAGATCATTTAAATAATAATCATCTAAATATTTAGTATGATCATCTTCTATGAAAATTACTACATCACCTATTTTCATTTAATTTCTTTAACTTTAATTTTCTATATTCTTGTATAGTGATAAATCTTTTTTTATTAAACATATAATCACAAATTTCAGATAATTCGTAAAATGATGAACCGTTATATGGTTCTGGCTCTTCAAATGCATATTTACTATCATGTAAATCACCATGCTGTAAAAGAATTTTATGTATAGTATAAATCTTATTATTTTTTAATAATTCTTGCCTATTATTAAGAGAATCATCATAAAATTGAAGATCATTATAATATTCAATGTCTTTATAATTATTAATATTGACTATGGTGTATTGATTATAATCATCATCATAATCATCATTAGACTTATTATATACACAACAAATTTTATCACCTATTTTCATTAATTACTCTTCTTCATTATTTGATTCTTGAAGCATTATCAATTTAACAAATCTTGTATTTTTTTCAACTAATTGATCTCCATCACAATCAAGTATAAGATATTCTTTTGGCTCAAGTCTTAGCATGACTTGTTTAAGACTATCAAGAGTTTTAAATGCGATAGCAGTTTTTCCAAATTTGGTATTTTTCTTAGTACCCTTAACACCAGATTCTTTTAGTATATCTTTGATACGTTGATCCTCTTTTAGTTCACTAAAATCTAATATACAATTTTTATTTCCATAACGGGTTTCAAAATTATTAGGATCACGATAATCATTAGGATAATAAACTAATATATAAGAGAACTCTTTGGCGTCCATTACATTCTTAAATACTTCTCTTGCTGCATGTCCAAACTGAGCAGTAACATTTATCAATCTCATTGAATCATCATAATACTTCATCATATCAAAATCAAGTTTAATAGGATTTTTCTTGTCACCGTTAATGTATGACATGATTTCGATATCTTTGCACTCATCTCTGTCAAATGTATCACAAGCAGATTCACACCACTCAGGTATTTGAGAATCTTGTAATTCAGGATTACGATCAATATATTTTTGAATAGCTTGATATTGATTTCGATAATATCCAATTGTGATAAGTAAAGATGCTTTAACTTTACCAAGATCATTGAAATATTTTGGTTTGTGAGCTTTTCCTTTATAAAATATTTTATATCTTGTTGGAATAACATCAGGTTCATTTATTTCTTGCCCTTCAATCTTATCAACTTTAAATTTAAAAGGAGCCCAGAATGAATAATAATAATGATTATCATCTTCAACAATTTTGAAATGAACTGCATTTGTTTTTAATTTAATGATTTCAATTTTTGTTCCTGATGGTATATTAATATGGTTATAATTTGATATACCATTTTTTGATACTTCATATGTATTTAAGCCTGGCGTGTCTTTGGTACTCCAACTATCATTAACTTTTGAAACTTTGTTATTTATAATAAATACATTACCAGGTAAGCAAATATTTTTATCAATCATTTTATAATAATTTTTAGTTAAACATTTAAAGTGCAAATGTAAGGAATTATTCTGATATATTTTGTAATTTTTGTAATTTATTTTTCCTATGTTCTGTTAATGTTATAAAACAATCTTTTGAGAACCACCAACCTATATAAGAATCTTCTAATGATATGCTATAATCTTTAACTTCTTTAATTGTTGATATACTATTTAATTTAAGTCCATAATATGTTCTTTTTATATAAACTACTTTTTCTCCTACTCTGAACATAATTGAGTTAATTTTAGTTTTCTATACTCTGTTAATGTAATAAAAAAATTAGAATAATATAAATTTCCTTCTGATTTTTCTGATAATGATAATAAATATTCTCCAGCATCAGTAAGTGTATAATCTAATTGATAATCATTTATTGTATATGTCATAAAATTTATTAATGAACTATAATAATCACATGTACCCATATAAACTATTTTTTCTCCTATTCTGAACATAACTTTTCTATTTTTAATTTTCTATATTCTTGTGATGATATGAAAAAATTTGTATCGTAATGAGTATTATCATCAAATCCTCTTAGTGTAATATTATTAACCCTTATGTGACTATATGTTTTATTAGGAAATCTAATATAAGCACCTATTATTGTATATTCTTGAAATTTATTAAGAGAATCACATTTATTAGTTATACAAATTACTTTATCTCCAATTTTTATCATAAATTTTTAATTTTTTGTAATTTTAATTTTCTATTCTCTGTTATTGTTATGAACTCACATGAGTCATAAAAATTTGAAGAATTATTTTCTAAATGATAATAAAAATGAGGTAAATTATTATAATCAGAATCATTGATAGTAAATTCTATTATATATGACTTTCCTTTAATTAAGTCATAATAACGATTTCCATTATAAATAATTGTATCTCCTTCTTTAACTCTCATAAATTTTTTAACTTTTTTAATTTTATTTTTCTGTATTCCTTTTTTGTGATAAAATCTTTAAGATAAAAAACATCAGCTACTCCTTTAAATCCATCTAATGTTATATAAGTATTTACGTCATGTGTTAAACTATATTCTACTGAATATGTATTTCCATATGTTAACTTAGTAACATCATCACCAACATATACAATCTTATCAAATTGTTCAACATTATATATCATATTGTTCTAATAATTGAAGTTTTAATTTTCTATATTCTTTTAGTGACATGAAATATAAAGAATCACAAACCTCAAAATCAATTCCTTTTAAATAATAATAGATATGAAAATTTTCTATATTTTCATCATCTATCACATGCTCAATTATATAAGAATTTCCGTTGATGAAATTAGGATTATGTATTCCAATATAAATAACTGTATCACCATATTTAATGCTCATATTCTAATAATTTAATCAATTTCATTTTTCTATATTCTGAAACAGAAATGAAATCTTTTATGTAAAATAAATCATCAAAATCCCCCATTTCTTTTAAAGTTATATGATCTTGAACAGGTCTAACACATTCTAAAACATATGACACAGTATATGTATTATTTTTAGTTAATTGTTTATATCCATTTCTGATATATACTACCCTGTCTCCAACTTTAAACTTTGGTTTTATTATTTTTTTCATTTTATCGATAATTTTAAAAGCTTGTCTTTTCTTAATTTGTTTACTGCAGCATCGAAATATGCCTGATATGATTCTTTGTGTTCAACAAAAAAATCAATTGTATACCAATTGAGACACCATTCAGTTCTCATAAAATCTACATATAGTTCATGTGCAGTTTGTTCTAAGTCAGTGTGCATATTTTTTGATGTTATTGAGTTTTTCTTTTCTTAATATAATATTAGCTACATCAAAATATGATTCATATAATTCCTTATGATCAATAAAATAGTTAATGTCTATGTATAGAATATTCCAATAATTGAAACTTTTTATTCTTATATATTTTTCATATAATTCAAACGCTTTTTCTTCTAATTCGTTATGTATTCTTTCTGAGTTTTTCAAGTTTTTCTTTTCTTAATCTAATTATTGCCTTTTCATAATAATGTTTATATGCAGACTTATTTTTAATGAAATATTCAATTGAATTTGGATATTCATTAAAAATAATTCTTGTATGATTTTCATAAATTTCATATGATTCTAATTCTAATTCACTGAACATATTTTGTTTAGTTTTTCAAGTTTTTCTTTTCTTAATTTTATTTTAGCTTCAGAGTAATATTTTGAATATTTATCTCTATATTCACAAAAAGATTCAAATTTACGATAATAATTTCTATTTTCCATTATTATATGTAATCTGTATATTTGATATGCAATGTCGTCTAAATCTGTTATTTTTTGCATAATTGTAGTAGTTTTTCTTTTCTTATTACTATTACTGCCTTTTCATAATATATTTTCTGAAAATCTTTATCTTCTCTAACAAAACTATGAATAGTATAATCGTATCTTAATCCATCACAAGATGATAGTGCATAATCTAAAAATAATTCATAAGCAATATAATCTAATTTATTGTACATATTTTAATTAATTTATCAAATCTTAATTGCTTTAAAGCAATATCATAAAAAGGTTTAATGTTACTACATTTTTTTTGCTTTATAAATGAATAAAATTCAAATTGTGTTACATATCTTTGAATATCAATATATTCTTCATAAACCACGTATGCTTTTTGATCTAATTCAGTTTGAAATGTAAATTCTTTTATTTGTTCCAACATATTCTATTGAGTTTTTCTTTTCTAATTTGTTTTAATGTTATAAAATATTTCATAGGATATAATCCATTTACTCCATTAACTCTAATGCATTTTTCATTAAAGCTATTAGTAAAAACATCTTGAATGATATATTCTTTGAATTCTTTCAATCCCCTATATCCAGTGTCACCGTTTGATGTGATTTTATCTCCTCTTTTCATTTGTCTGTTTCATCATTTAGTTTTTGTAATTTATATTTTCTCATGTTAGGAGAGAATACTAATTTTATTATGAATTGATAATTATCAAAGAAAATGAATAATTTATAATCATGAGAATATATTTTTTTTCTTAGATATTCATTTCTTTCTAAATTTATATGAAATATATAAATGCTAGAAAAATATTGTTCTGAAATTGACTGATATATAAAAATATCATGATCAACTAATTCTACAATTTGAAGTTTTTCATTATAAATTCTATTAAAATCAAATTCTTCTATTCTTATGTCTTTTGAACTTAAATTATCGTTTCTATCATAAACAAAATATATAGGAATTTTTTTATCATAGAACTGTGGTAAATTAAAATCCATACTTGGATATTTAAAAATGATTTCAGTTTTTATGCTAAGATATTCTTTTATTATATTATGATTACCTGTATAATCTTTTTTGAAGTTAATTGTATTAAATTTAAGAATGTCATTCATTGCTTTATTTATTCAGTTTTTTAATTTTTATTCTTAACTCAATTTTACGAATATTACTATTCATTTTAGCAATTTCCGAATTATAATACTCTGAATCTCTATGAGACCATAGATTATATTCCATACTATATATCATATCATTCTTTCTTTGAATATAAAAATTTAATTTGATTTCATCTTTATGATACTTATTGTATATTATCATAATTACAGTGAAAAAAATATATAGAAATTTTTTTTCAGTGATAATATAATTATAAAAATAACCATAAAAATCAGAATTTTCTTTTATCTTTCTTTTGTATAAAATGAAAGAAATTGTATTTATTATGAGATATGAACATAATGATATGAAGCATATTGATATGATATTATTTGTCATCATCATTCATTTTTTTAATTTTCTTTAATTTTATTTTTAATGAGTAATTTTTCATTTTTTTTCTTATTTCTCCTTCCCCTTCAATAGCTAATTCCATGTTTGGATATGTAATTTGAATGTAATTATCATTTTTTATTCTATCAATTAAATCAACTTTATATTTAAGATAGCCATACTCAATTTCATCTTTGTGATAATTGTTATATAAAAATATAAACATAGTAAAAAATATGTAAAGAATGGGTGATTTTTTGATGTGCTCTTTTTCAAAATATACTCTATATTGTGGAGTATATTTTTTAAGCTTATTTTTTAACATAAATGAATTTATGATATAATATACATATAAGGATGCTACAATTACTAATAATGTTATCAACGTGTTTATCATATTATTTTAATTTTTTAAGTTTAATTTTTCTTTCAATTTTATTAAGTTCTTTTTTTAATTCAATCATTTCTTCATCTGTTGGCTGGATCCATCTCTCTCCTTTTATCTTTTCACATAAATATAAATGATTATATTTATTGTCATATTTTTTCCTTAATATTACTTGAAAAGGATATGATAAAAATTTTGGAGAATCAAGATAAAATGTTATATAAAAACTAAAATCATAATATTTTTTTCCATATCTTTTTTCTAAATATATTTTAGACATCAAACAAATCATTGCATATATTTCAAATAAAAAAAATATACATATTAATATGATTAATCCTGTTTTCATTGATGATTATAGATTACTTAGTTCTTTTAATTTTTCTTTTCTGATGATGTTTGAAATGCTAAGAGTTTTAAAATTTATATCATTTCTAATATCTAAACTATAATCTTCTATTTTATATTTGTTGTTAGTGAATTGGGAATAATCAAAATTTGGAAATGCTCCTATTCTAGATATATTTAGTTTAAATGACTTATCAATAATATATCCATGATCATTAAGAGTTTCACATTCATATACTATCTTATCAAAAATTTTTCTTCCAAATTTAAAAATCATTATTTTTCCTTCTAATTGAGGATTATTATTATCTTTAATTATTTTAATGTATGAATGATTTGTTTTTGAGTATTGAATATTTTTTATTCTTTCATTTGTATAATTAGAATTTGTTCTAAATTCAAGATATATTTTACTTAATTCATCTGTCATTTTGAATATACCTTTTTTCCATTTATTATCATCTATGTACTCAACGAATGCTATTTCATCTGATATAAAAGTGTTATTTGTATTAACAAAAGCAATTTCAGATATATAACTATTATCTGGATTAATGTGATTAATATATTTATTATAATATTCAAACATAAATTATTTCATTTTAGTTGATGTTTTACCATTCCAATTATCTAATTCTGCTTCTCTTGGAAACATCTCATAGAATTTCTTCCACACTTTCAAAGAACGATTCTTTTTAGGATATCTTGTCATATTTCTATTACCCCCAAATCCCATACCAATTCTAACTCCTTTGTTGTCACGTCTTACTATTGGTTCTTGCTTATTATCAAATTTTTTGTGTAAAGATAACTTTATCTGTTCTTCCTTGTAGATTTGTTTAATGATATCTTCACTTATGTTATATTGTCTTATAATATTATATAAATCAATATAAACATAACTTGATCCATATCTTACACTATTGCTACCATCCTCTTTAATTTTTAGCCATATTAATGCATATTTTTTAATTATATCAAAGTAAGTTTTTTCTACTTGATTAGGATAAATATGTAGACTCACTTGATGAAGCATGTTTCTAAGCTTTCTTAAGTACTTTTTTTCTGTCATTTCTTTTTTTGTATATTAAACTTGCGAGTGAATAATCTATTTCATTGTTATTGTATGATAATATTTCTTTTTTACCCAAAGGATATAATGTAATAATATAATTATATCTATTAAATGTTATCCAAATATATCTTTCATTGAATATTATAACACTTCTATATTTATTTTTTGATATTCTTATGGATTTTTCTTTTGATGATAAAGAACATAGTTCATCATAGTCATTATCAGATAAATTTATATTAAATCTCTCTAAATAACGTTCCTTTGTGTGAACTAAATGATGATCATATTTATGACTTATCATTTAATTTTTTTATTTTTAAATATCTCTTCATTTTAAGATATTCTGATTTACTTTTACTTGATAAAGATTCAAATCCTAACATTCTTACAAAATTTTGATCATACATTAAAATTCTATCTTTATACCAATCTGTTTTTCTATGCTCTCTTATTTTATCTAAGAAAAAAAAGCAGAATATATTAACCAAGCAAAAAAGAATATTGTATTTTGTTTCAAGAAACCATCCTTTATCTTCTTTTGGTTTTGTTTTTCTGTCTAAAATATTCGGTAGATATGCAAAGCTAGTAGAATATAAAATTATGAATATAATTATGAATATTGACATTATTTTAATTTTTTGAGTTTTAAATATCTTTTCATTTTAATATATTCTTTTTCATTTTTTTCTGACAATGATGTAGTTCCAAATGATTTTTTATACTGTGTGTAATATAAAACTATAGATTTATAATAATCAATTTTTCTATATTCTCTAATATTATTCAGAAATAAAAAGCAAAAAATATTAAATACGCAAAATAAAACAATATATTTAGTTTTGCAATCATCAGTTTCAATTTCATTAGGCTTAGTTTTTTCAATTAAAATATGAGGACATGTAGGAACACATAAAACATATATCATAAATAATATGAATGTTAATAGTGTCATATTATTTTTTTTAATTTTAAATATCTATTCATTCTGATATAATCTTTTTTTCTATCATCTTTCATATTTTCAAAATCATAAAAATCTAAAAATCTAATAGCCTTTTTATAGTAATCTATTTTTCTGATCTCTCTTATTTTATTTATGAATAAAAAACAAAAAAAATTAAAAATCATAAAAATTATTAAATACTTAATATGAGAATTTTGTACATCAATACTGTTGATATACTTAATAGTATCTACTATTTCAGTTTTTTCAATTAATATTCTTGGAATAAAGAGGAATCCAAATAGATAAACTATTAATACATACTCCATATTATATTTTTATGTTACTATTCTTATTTGATTATAATAATTAGCAAAAATACTACTTTTTTTTAAATCTACCAAATATTTTATTCAATTTTATTCAGAATATAAAATTATTTATATTTAATGCGTTAAATTATATTAATATTGATAATATTATAATAAAGTATTTTTGTGTATGATAATATTATATTATCTTTGTATTCAATTTTATTATTAAATTTATTATGCTTAATTAAATTATTATATGAATGAAGATGTAAAAAATAGATTACTATCTGTTAATGAATTTGGTATTTTAAGAAAATTGATGTCAGAAGAAGAAATAAAAATTGCAAATATTCTTGTTAAAGAAGGATTAATGCATAAAGGTATTTCAGATGATAAACAACATAGTGTTTGCTATTTTACAATATAAAAAATTAAAAATATAAATCATGCAACTAATGGATGGATTTTCTTGTTTTGAATTAGAATCACCTTTTGTTGAATATTTCAATAGGTGTAAGGAAATTGGTATGACTAGACTACAAATTCAAAAGAATTTTAAGTATTTAGATCAATATTATGGAGAAATGGTTATAGATAAGCTTATGATTGAGATTATTTTTAAATCTGATCCATCATTAGATAAGTTATTTAATAATTGGTGTAATGTAAATAATATGAACTAATCATGATTAAAAATAAAAAAACAATAGTAAAGATTGAATCTGATATTGATTATCCTAATAATGGAATATTAAATATGTCTAAATGTAAGAAATTTCCTACATATGGTGAAACTGATACAATTAAGGATAAAAAATCTAATTATAATGATTGTTCTGATTTGTATTCAATCTATAACTTAAATAAGGAAGAAATTGGTAAGTATTTGAATACTTGGTATGTAGGAGAATTATTAAAATCTAAAAAAGGAGACTTTATTATTACTGATGAAATAGTTACTGTTAAAAAAGTAAATGAACACACATCTAGCTGTTTGTATCATAAGGAATATAATCCAGTCACATTAAGAATATTGTGTCCAACAGGAGCAAAATTTGAACTTGATGATAACGGTTATAAGTTATATCAAATGAAAGCACAAATTCATTCTATTGATGATTCATCTTATGGAGTTTGGTTTGAAAATAAACCAATTGAGGAATTGAGATTAATCAGAATAGAAATAATGAAGTGGTTAAATTCACAGAAATTATTAGATGGTGATGAATTTATAAATTTTTGTGTAAGTCTTGGCGCTGATGAAGAATCAATAGATTATAATTAAAACTACATAATTATGTTAAACATTTTTACTGAAGAATTTATTAAGGAAATTGGCTTCAAATTCTCAAAAGGAGATGAAAATAGTCAATACGGTGAAGCAGTTAGTATAAGACCAAGAGGTATGACAGTCATCAACTGGAATAATGAAGGACATACATGTACATATTTTGGTGATAAGTTGAATGACAATGTTTCTGTGTCTATAAAAAAAGATGCTGGTTCAAGGACAGCATTTAATGGATATGTTTATTCTCAAGATGATGTAAGAATGTTAATTGATAGAACTTTATAACAATTTAAAAATATATAATATGGCAATTTTAGTAGGAATTATTGAAAGTGAAATTAGTTATTCAAATTGTTATGGTAGTCAAAATGATACAATTAGGAACTTAATTATCATTAAAGAAGGTTCAACATCAGACTTAATAGTTTATTCGAAACAAAAACGTCAAGATGTAATAGATGGTCGTTTAGAATTTGATGTTCTTATAAAAACTCATAATCAGTGTTTAGTAGAGGGCAGAAAAGCACTTAAAGAGTATAGTGAAAAAGCTGAAATTATTCGTCAAAAAATTGATTTTGAGAAATATAAAGATATTATGATTTTAGAGGGTATGATAGTTTAAAATATGGAAGAAAAAGAATATATATTATGCTCAGCTATTAATATTAATGATATAATTATTAGTGGAAGAAGACACAATGATTGTTATGATACATTGAGTAAACTTGAAATTTCTTGTGAGTCTAAAAAAATTCATGAGCCTAATAGAAAAGAACAAGGATTTTTAACTTCAACTGGAAGATTTGTTTATAGAAAAGAAGCTTGGAATATAGCTAAAAATAATAATCAAATCAAATATGGTAGAGATACCGCAGAGAATGGAGATGACTCTGAATTGATATCTGAGAATTTATTTGGATGATTAACATTATATAACTATAAAAAAAGTAGAATTATTCATTTAGTTCTACTTTTTTTTATTATCTTTGTAATCTAAAACTAACTATATGAATAGATATAAAGAAGCTAGAAGAGTTTGTATACATAAGAATGCGATTCTTAAATTATGGATAACTGAAAAAACAAAAGTTTCATTGTTAAGAGTTATTGTTCATGATTTAGAAAAAATGATTCTAATTCTTATCTTAGGCGATATTATTGCTACTAAAATACACAGAAGAGTGGCAAGGCATCACAATATAAAGACTGATAAAGATTTCTATGAAGCATATTTGGATTGGGCATCAGCAAGGCATACTAAGCCAGAGATGCAAATGGACGCAATTCAAACCGCAAGTAAATATCATCCAGAATTATTGCAAAAATGTGTAGAACATTATACTGAAGTTAGATTTAAATAATAATAATATTATGAACAAATCAGAAAAATTTTTAATTTATGTTCCAATTATTGGAATAATCATTTTGATTATAATATTGAATAGTGACAATATAAGATACGAAAATGTGCATTATGATGATATTAAGAATTCTGTTTGGGTTCAAACAATATCAGTTATATATTTTTGTGCTATGATTGGTTTGTGTATTGATAAAATAATAATAGTATGAAAAATTATAATGGAATTTTATTTTGTATTTATTCTTTAGTACTTTCTTTTTTAGTACTTTTAGATATCAACATAAATATGTTAATTAGCCCTTTTCATATTATATTAGATGCAACATTGATTTGTTCATCTGGGACTTTCTTAGGATTTGGACTTTATATAATAATTAAAAAATTAAAATCATGAAAAAATCTATTATTTACTTTATGATGTGTTTGGCGTTTTTTGCTCTATTTGTTATAAATATCAATTTGAATACATCATTCAGTGTTTTTCATACTGTTATGTCGTCATTATTAATTTGTGCTTCTGGTGTATGTTTAGGATTTGCAATTGGAAATTTAATAAATAAATGAAAATTAAATAATGAAAAAATCTATTATTTACTTTATAATGTGTTTGGTTTTTTTGATTCTTTTTGTGTTATTTGGAATAAATCTTAATGAAAACACTCCTGTTAGTTATTTTAAAATTATCATATTATCATTTTTGATTTGTTCTGGTGGCGCTTGTTTATGTATTGCTCTTGGAAAAATTATAGATAAATAAAAATCATGAAAAAAATAAATTCTTCTTATTATTTTGCAGCATCTGCATTTTTGTCTTTTCTGCTAGTTATTCTATTCATTTTAAATAAATCCATAGGATTAACTGATCCAGTATTTATAGTATTATTGTTCTGTGCTGATGGATTATTTTTAGGAATTGGTGCTGGTAAACGTAGATATGAATAATAAAAATTAAAATTATGAGAAAATTAAATAAATTCTCTGATAACTGTGACAAATTACAGTTTGGAGATTATATTCTATTTCAAGAATATAAAGATAAAAATTCACTAAGTGAAGATATGTTTAAAGTTACAAAACCTATATTCTCTATTTATCTTGGTTGCTTTGTTGCAGATATGGCGTTATCATTTAATTATGTTGAATGGATTAATGATAATAGAGAAGAAGTATCAGATTTTAAAAGTCACTATGAATGGGTTGATTGTGTGGATATACTTGGTATTTGGAAAGTTAGACCAACATGGCAAGAAATTATTTCTAAATATAGAAATCAAGAAATTAAAGATTTTGTGTCAAGTAATGATATTGATTGGTAATAATAAATAATGACTGAATCATTAAATAATGATATTAAATATGTAATTGGTCAAAAAGTTTGGATTGAGTATTTAGGAAAATCTAAAAGAAAGGCTATTATACTTGGTATCAGTGAAGATATTATAAAAATAAAATTTTCATATTGGGGTGTTGATATTGAAGATTATGTTAGAGACATTGAAGTTTTTCCTTTAATGATTGATGATTATATTAATGAGATTAAATTCACTATGAAAATATTAGGTTATGATTTGACTTTTGTTGAAAATTATTTAAGAAAAATTAAATTATTAAAATTGAATAATAATTCTAATAATAATATAACAAAAGAAGAAGAAGTTTTTGAGAATTTTGAAATTAAACATATTGAAGAATATGTATTAAGAATTAAAAATAATTAATGTAGATGATTGAAAAAGTGTTGAATATCAGTGAGGAATTAAAAAGTAAATTACCTGATGATGCAAAAGATTTAAGAATGATTGATAGTAGATTATATTTCAAGACAAAAGTTGGTGGTAAAAAATTTATGATAAAGTATATAGAATATGAATAAAATTATAGGTAAAACAGAAGAAGAAGGAATAATAATATTAAAGGAAAATCATATAGATTATAGAGTTGTTAGAAAAAATTCTATTGATTATATAATCACTTGTGATTATATTCCTGAAAGATTAAACTTAGAAGTTGATAATGGTATCATCACATCTTTTAGTAAAGGATAAACAAAAACACTAATATTTTGAAAATTATATCAAAATTTAAAGATTATTATGACTTCCTAACAGGTATTTATGGAGTAGATCCATTAATAGTTTTGGATCGGTTAGATTTTTCTATGCCAATATTTAGAAATTTTCCTCCTAGTAAGGCATTTCCTGATGGTGATATTGAAGAAGGTAAGCTCAGATTATATATTGGAGGGTTTTATATTGAAGCATACTATAATGGTGATAAAATATATTATGGTGAAGAATTAAAACAATTTGCTATTGTAGAAAAGCACTCAAGTTGGTATTACAGATATCATATGAATAGTACAGAAAAACCAAAAGATAAGGTTTCTATTAAAGTTAAATCTTCCAGGTATCATTGTGAATCATTTAATTTGTTTATCATAAAAGATACATTAAAAATGAATGATAAATATAATTGTCCAATACTTTCAATAAAAAACGATGAGTCAGATAAAAACATACATAAAAATTGTATTTTAAAAGATTTAAATCTTAATTCGTTTATTTCACCTGAAGAAGTATATAAAATGATATCTGATTGGATTTCATATCAACGAACAATTGCAGAGGAACATGTAGATACTATGACTAATGTTCAAAAAATAGAATCAAAAGGATTTGACAAAAAAACGTCTTTCAGACCTAATATGAAATAATATTATGATATACAATATTGTTGATTCTGAAACAGGACAAAATATCACATATGATAGTAATAGTAATAGTACTATTACTAAAATTAATACTGATAGAGAAAAACTTGATAGTATTGATGATAAAGTTATAGAATCTTACATAAGAGAGAAAAAATTAAATAATATTAAAAAATCAAAATAGTTTATGAATAATTTTCCTTCAGATTCATTTATTCATTCATGTGATAATATATTTTATGGTAAAAAGGCATATAAAAAAACTATTAAATATGAAGAATCAATTGAGGATAAGCTTGATAAAATTGATTTTAGTATAATAGAAAGATATGTCAGGAATAAAAAATTAAAAAACATAAATAAGAAATAATATGTATAATTTAGAAGATGACTTGAATTTGAATTTTGATGCTTTAATTAATGAATATAAAAATAAAAGAAATCCTTATGATTACGTAAATATCAGAGATATTGAAGAAACTGATGAAGAAAAACTTGATAATATTGATATTAGAGTAATTGAATCATATGTTAGAAAGAAAAAATTAGAAACCATAAATAAGAAATAATATGAATAACGATGAATTATTAGTAATGTTAAGCTGTGTTAGTAATAGAAGTTTGAATCAAACTAAACTATTATTTGATTTGTGTGATAATGACTTCGAAAAATTAATGAAAGTAGAAGCTTGTGTGAAAAAGACTTTTGTTTCTTATTGTCCAGGAGATAAGGAACTTGTTAATGAGTTAGTTAATACTTGGGATGAATTAAGAAAAAAAGAAAAATCTAAACAAAAATAATCATGAATACATATTTATTAATATTGCTAGGTATTTGGATTGCATCATTGATTGGTGTTATTTCAATATTTGTTATTTCAAATTATATTGAAAAAATAAAAAATAAAAGGTTTGTAGAGTGGTGGAACAAAAATATTAGTCATCTATTAAATCCGGATGATCCTAGATTTTAAATCTAACAACAGATGTTTAAAACAGGCGAGAAAGTATTATGTTTGCTAGATGATTATAAATATGATTATTTATATGGATATCATGTTAGAACACAATTATTAAAAAAGGGTAAAATATATACTATCATGAATCCTTATGATATAAGTTTAGAAGAATTACCAAATTACTCATTCTCAGATGGACATTTTATGTCAATGAGTGAATTAAGAAAGAAAAAACTTATAAAATTATCTGAATGTTAAATATAGGAGATAAAGTAGTCTGTATTAAAACATTTGATAGTGACAGAATAATTTGTGATCAATTAATTATTGGAAAAGAATATGAAATATTAGATATTCATCAGAGTGTATATCTATATGAAGATCTTGAATATTTTAAACTTGTTGGTGTTGCATATAATCAGGAGTCATATAAATTTTTATCTATTCCTGACTATATAAAAAAAGTGAGATTAGAAAAACTTAATATTATAAAAAATGTTAAAATCAGGAAATAAAGTAGTGTGTATAACTGATGAAGGTTATTATGAAAATCGTTATGCATTAAAAAAATATACTAATTATATTATAAGAGATGTTTATTATGAATCAGTTAAACTTTCATTAGGTAATGTATATGTTTATGATAGCGAAATAAACTGGCGTCCTACTCAATTTGTTAAATTATCTGAGTATAGAACACTTAAACTTAATAAATTAAAACTGTGCTAAAAATAGAAGATTATATAGTATGTATTGATGTTATTAGTCATACTAATAGTGATAAACTTACAGTAAAACATTTATCTCTAAATAAAAAATATTCAATTAAAATATTTTTTGATAGAAATACTGGCTGTGAATATTCTTATTATCAGGATTATTTAATAGTTAATGAAATTAATCATTCATATATTTATGCTTCAAATAGATTTATTACTGATAAAGAATATAGAAAACGTAAACTTTTAGAAATAGATAAATGTTAAAAGTAGGGGATAAAGTAGTTTGTTTTGATATTATTAGCCACACTAAAACAGATAATAATACAATAAAAAATCTAATATTAAATAAAACATATACGATTAAGATGTTTTATGATATAATTAATTCTAAAAAAACTAATTATGATGACGATTATTTATTTGTCGAAGAGATTGATAATAGATGCATTTACTCATCAAGTAGATTTATGCTATTATCAGAATACAATAAAAAATTCAAAATTGGAGATAAAGTTGTATGTATAGATAATAGTGGCAAGACAATTAATTCATTAAAAAAAGGAGATATTTATACAATATCCAATTATGTGCCATATATTGATAAGTATGATGAAATAGTTGAAAATGTACATTTATATGAACAGCCTGGTGGTAGATATTATCCTGATAGATTTATGAAATTATCTGAATATAGAAAAAATAAACTCTTAGAAATAGAAAAATGTTAAAGGTAGATGATAAGGTAATTTGTGTTGATAATGGTAGTCACAGTGAAAATGATAAACTCACAATTGGAGAATTGAAACTCAATAAAATATACACTATTAGAATATTTTTTGATAATGACACCAGAAAGAGAACTCAGTATTATACTGATCTTTTATTCTTTACTGAAATTAATGGTTGTTATTATTATCCATCTTATCGGTTCATGAAATTATCTGATTATAATAGAAAAAAGAAACTGTTAAAAATTGAGAAATGTGTGAATATATTAAATTAATTGAACATTTTAAAGATGGTGATAGAATTGTTTGTGTTGATAACTCAGGATTAGGAAATGTTTTAAAAACTGGTACGACATATATTGCAGTAAGATTTAACACAGAAGTTCATTGCATATCTTCAATGTCTTATACTCCACAAAGATTTATCACATTAAAAGAATATAGAAAACAGAAACTAATAAGAATAGAAGATGTATGATTATATCGCAATAAATCAAAACGATAGATTTTATAATGGTGATAAAATAGTTTGTGTTGATAATGACAGAGTTGGAGAATTAAAAATTAATAAAATTTATATTGCTTGTATTGGATTTGAAATGATTAGAATAGTAAATTATAAAGATTATCCTATTGTTTATAAATCATATAGATTCATTCTATTGAAAGAATATAGAAAGCAGAAAATTAATCAATTGAAGAAATGTTCAAAGTAGGAGATAAAGTTGCTTGTATAAATGGCTTAGTTAAGAATACATATGTAAACAGTCTAAAAATAAATAATATTTATACAATATCAGAGATTCGTGGTATATTGGTTAGATTACATGAAACTAATATATGCTACAACTCTAATAGATTTATGTCATTACAAGCTTATAGAAGAGTTAAACTTAATCAGTTGATGAAATGTTCAAAGTAGGAGAAAGAGTTGTTTGTGTGAATGATAAGTCAATAATTCCAAATAAAATTCTATTTATAAAAAAAAATAATATTTATATTATATCGGAAAATATAAATGATTCAGTTAAATTGATTGAAGATAATATATATCTTTATTCAGAGACAAGATTTGTATCATTAAAAGCTCACAGGAGAATTAAACTTAATCAGTTAATGAAATGTTCAAAGTAGGAGATAGAGTTGTTTGTATAAATGATATACCATTTAATAGAATGAAACCTTTACTTAATATCTATAAATATAAAGTCTATACTGTAAAAAGTAGTGATGATGATTTTACCGAGTTATTTGAAACACATAATTTTTATAATTCTAATAGATTTGTTCTATTATCAAAAATAAGAAAACAAAAACTTAATAAATTAAACATATTATAATGGTTAAAATAGGAGATAGAGTAGTTTGTGTAAATCCAGGTAAAATTAATTCTGAACACTTAAAAATAAAATGTTCATATTTAGTATTGTTTGTTATTGATTTTCATGCATCAGGATTAGATGGAGTTAAAATACGTATAGATAATGATACTAAAATTTTTTATAAGATGAAAAGATTTATATTATTAAAAGAACAAAGAAGAGATAGATTAAAACAATTGGAATGTTCAAAGTAGGAGATAAATTAGTTTGTATTGATATTGATAATCTGGTAAATATTGATAAATCATTATCATTAAATTATACTGAAATATACATAGTAACTAAATGCGATAGTATTAGAGTTGGAAGTGTAGAACTGAATAGTGTTGAAATAAATTGTCGTGATTTTCTTTATGACCGTAATAGATTTGTATTATTATCTGAACAAAGAAGAAATAAATTAAAACAATTGGAATGTTCAAAGTAGGAGATAAAATTCAATGTATAAATAATAAGAATTTGAATCATCTTAATAAATTAAATCAATTGAAATATTTTTGTGTTTATACTGTAACAGATTCTATGATAGTAGGAATTAAAATAAATGATCTTAATTGCATTTATTCTGAAACCAGATTTTTATTATTATCTGAACAAAGAAGAAATAAATTAAATAAAATAAATAATTATGAATATAATATGTAAATTTTTTGGACATAAGCCAGATTTAATCAAGCTTATTGATAGTGAAATTGATCTGAGCAATAAAGACACTAATTACACAACTAACTGTACCAGATGTAATAAATTGATGACATATGATGAGTGTTGGAAACATAATTCATATAAAATGGTAATAATATTGCAGAATAAATTAAAAACTATATTAAAAAATAAGTAAAAAAATGAGTAAATATATTTATATTAAAGCTGATACTAATGATGGTGATTACATTAGTAAAAAAAGTGAAATAACAGACGATCAAATTGAATTAATAAAACCAGTAATTGAACAACTTAAATTTCGTAAAGATAAACTTAACGAAGATAAAATGCATAATTGGAATGAATGGCGTCATAACTGGGTAACATCAGAGTATTCAGAATCAACACTATATGATATGTATATAGAAACTAATTTATTGACTCAAGAACAGGTTGATTTGTTCGATGAATTCGTTCCATTTGGTGAATATGGAGTTCATACTGTTGAAAGTGTTGAGATATTAAAAGAAGGTGAAATGTTATTTTAATAAAAAAAGGGAGAATCAATTGATTCTCCCTTTTTTTAATCTATTTCATCATCTAATGTTTCTTTTGAATTTGATATTAGTTCTTTAATTTTATTCATGAATAATTCCTTATCAAAATAACAGTCAGTTATATTTCCTTCTGATATTAGTTTTTTTATATGTTCATCATAATCTGTAATAGCAAATTCCCCTCCCTTGAATACTATTAATGAATTTGGACTTCTTCCTTCTGAAGCATAATTTCCACAACTATGCAATACTAATATAAGTAAATCAATAGAATTATCTTTATAATTCTCCAATCCTCTCACAATTACTGATTCTTCTAACTGAATGTATTTCATAGTTTTTTATTAAGAAATCATTTCATTGACATCTACAAATTCTACTTTATATGACAAATAATAAGGATCATGTTTGTCCTCATAGTATTTTTCAACTTTTGTTTCTACTTCAGTTTGTGATTCTGCTTCTACAATATGAAATTGTTCAGATGTTGAAGTTTTTCCTTCATAATAAGATTTGGTGACTTTCAAATGTGCTAAGTAAATCATATTTTTATATTTTTTAATTGTATTACAAAAGTAAACAAAAAAATCTGTTACCATACTATGATAACAGATTTTTTATTTATTAGATACTATATTTAATATAAATTAAATATTTAATCTTCTGGATTTTCTGGTTTAATTTTAATCATTAAAGATTTGATAGTTGATTCCAACTCTGTGCCTTTAACAGTTTCTAGTAATCCTTCAATTCCACCTTTTCTGAATATATCAGTCCAATTACCACCTTGTTCTTTTAAGTTTTTAGCAAGCATTTCAGTAGTTTTAACACCACCAAGAGTAATCATTGCTTCAATCAATTTAGGTGTGATAGCTTTCATCTGTGCATCATATTCTTTTGTTCTGATTTCAGATTTTTCTTTATCTACATCAATGTCATGTTTATCAATTAAACTTCTAATTTCAAGAGCCATAACACTAATCTCATCCAAAATGAGTTGTTTTTCTTTCTTAGCGTTAGCGTTAGATAATTCTAAGGAATTTAAAACTTCTGTTTTTTGTTTGTTGATTTCTGAACGAACTTTATCAGTTTCAAATGATTCATTAAGTATTTGACGTTTAATGTCTTCTGATTCTTTTGTTAGTTCTAATTCTTTCTTAGCCTTGTTGATATTCATATTTTGTTTTACAACATCTTTCTGATAATCTTTCAAGTAATATGAAATTTCATTATCTCCAATAGTAATATTCAGTACTTCAATATCATAAACCTGCATTCCATTTTCATCAAATGTTTTACCTGGTCTTTTCTTACCTTCTTCTGCAACACCTAAAATAGTATCACGAAGAATATCTGCAGCATCATTATTGAAATCTTCAATATTGACTTTCTTAACTTTGTTTCTGACAATTGAACGAAGATGTTGAGTTAATAATTTAACATAGTTTCCTACATTAAACCATTTTTTGTTATCTCCAGTGAAGTTTACTCTATAAGATAATCTAATTGTTACATTAACTAAATCTTTTGTTTCAGCTTCAATAATATCAGATACAATATTATTTGTAGTTTGTAAATAAACAGTTTTGAATAAATCATGATCTGTTTTAGGCTTACCAGTTGATAATCCTAATACTTCAAGAGTTTCATCAAATTCAAGTAATCTAACTTTTGGTCCAATTACTACTTCACGTTCTCCAGTTTTCTTAACAACTTGAATTGCAAATCCTGGCCAAACATTCATTGTTACAGCGCCATCATATTTGGTGTCCATTGTCAATGTTCTTGGTTTAGTGAAAGAACTTTTTCTACTCATTTCATCAGCCATGTTCATAGTTGATGAGTAAGCTTTAGTTCCTTTTGATATACTACGATCGGAAATATATGCATTGCTTCTTCCACCAAGATCACTTAAATCACTATTACCAATTTCAGTTTCTAATGTTTTGTTATAAGCTACTGCATCTGTACTAGTTGGAAACCATAACTTTACTGTTTGTTCGTCCAATACACGTTTAACAATTACTTCTGTTCTTGGATCTGGATTGAACATCTTTGGTCCTTTGTATAAAGTAATCTCACCTGATTCTTTATTGAGTACATATCGAGCTTCACCTCCTGTGATTGCTACAGCATAATGCATAACTTTATCATCATATTTTACTACTGCATGTTCCTCACGTGGAAAGTAAATTTTTTGCTCTTTACCTGTAATGAACAACTCTTCACCTGTAAGATATTTTTTTGTTCCTTCTTCATAATCAGCAATAACTTTGATATAAATACCCATGTTATTGTTTAATTCAACTGCTTTGAATTTTTTCTTGCCTTCTTGTTCAAGAAATTCCTCAGTTGGCTTTGGAAATACAACAGATGGTCCTTTTACATAACGTTTAGCTCCATTTTGATCCAATAGAATACAATATTCTAATCTTTCTAATGTTACTGCTTTACGAACAAATAGATCATTTTCATCAGATACAACTTCAATACCAGTAGGTGGAATGTAAAATGATACATCAGTACCTTTAATTACAAATAATTTACCTGTAACTAATTCATCTGGTGAGATTAATTGAACCTTTTTTTGTTTCTTATCATTTTTGTTTTCTGTGTCAGTTGTAGCATCAGTTGTTTTAATAATTGAATTACTAATATTACTTTTTGCTTCATCTTCATTATAAACTCGTACAATAAGATATTCATTATACTTCAAATTGTGTCCAGATAATACTCTACCAATTTGCTGAGGCCAAAGTGGAAATGTTACAGGACCAGGAATGTTAATTTTACTACCAATCTTCAATGGTGTTAAATTAGAACTTTTTCCTTTGTTTGGATAAAGAGGATCTCCATCCTTAGGTGCAGCGGGATTGCTCAATACAATGTATTGTCCTTCATCTGCTGATAGTGAAACTTGAATTGCTTCTGTAAAGTTTTCCGATTGACGAAATGTTTTTGTGTCTTCATCAAAAGTTACTACTCTGTCAATTTCACCAATACTCTCTTTGTAAGGACCAACAGCTACTGCTACCTGTCCTGAAGCTCCATCTTGAATATACACAAATGTTCCTTGTGGTAATACTAGATCGCTCCTTTTGTTTTCATAACCCATAAATTACTTTTTATTGTTTTAAATTAATACTAGAAAATTATATAACTATATTTTTAAATTGTTTGCTATATTTATTTTTTGTAATTTGAAATTTCTACTAATTTTTATACTTTCGTTTAAATGATGTTTTATTAAATCCTTTACTGATGAACAACTCATAATTGTATTCATTCTATCTGAAAATAACCATTCCTTGGAATTTATATTGTATGTTTTATTAATATCATGCAATATATTATTAATAACTTTAATCTGAGGTTTAAAAATTGTTCCTACTTCAACATATTTAACTATATAATCATCATTTAAATTAGATGATGATGTATCATTTGATAATGTATATGATACAATTTCTAAATTTATTTTTGTTTCAATCATTTCTAATGATACAGTACAACAATAATAATTTTTTTCTTTATTATATGATGATATTATGCATCCTAAAATTTTTTTATTCATTATTTATTTTCTTTGATAGTTTGTAATACAAATTTCTTATCAATGTGATTAAACTCGCACCAATCATCTAATAAATCAAATGACATGACTTTAAATAAAGTCATTTCACCACCAAATTGACATTCAAAATATTTTAGTACTTTATCTTTATCTGATAACTTTTCCCATACATCTGGTTCTTCAGAATCACTTAAATTATAACTAAATATAAACATTATTCTAATTTTTTTATTTGTTTTTCGTCAATTTTTTTTATAAACCTTTCAGGAAATTTTTCTTCTGCTCCTGTTAAATACCAGTTATTTTGATAGTATTCTCCTACTACCCATCCATCTTTACCAATATTTATCCAATAATAACCATCATATCTCATATTTTTATGTTCTTTTTCTATTATTTAATTGTGGATATTCATCTTTCATATTTTTAGTAAATTTCAAACTTTCAGTACGACGCCAATTCAAATTAGTTTGAACAATTGGTATCCATTTAGTTTTTGATACTACTTTGTAAGGATTTTCTAAATTATCTTTAGTCCATTCAAATACATCAGGCAATGATTTTGGTATGAAATAATAATACCATCCTTCTGTGCATACAGCAGATATTATGCCATATTTTTCATATATTTCCTCAAATGCACAATCATATGGTTCATACATATAATCAAACAACCAATCTGTTAGACTCTTTCCTGTTAAATGCTCAATATATTTACCTTTGAATTCATGATATTTTCCTGCTCTTTCCCAGTGCTGTTTTATCACAACTGGATCTTTACTAACCTTATCATAATGATTATCATCAAATCTGTGAGTTAAATACTTGTCAGCATAATAACAAATTTTTATTATATAATAATCTTTACATTTTATTCTAGTCATTTTTTAATATTTTCATTGTATACTCATTGATAATGGTATTTAATGGACAATCTGAAATATCTTCTTTTGTTAATTTATGACATAATCTATCTTCCATACAGTCCATGCATAGCATTTTATCTCCAACTCCAAATTTTTTCCATATTTCATGAGATACCATATAGTAATCTTTATTATCAACAATAGTATCTTTGCCACAATCAGAACATAACCATTGTGATTTTTTTGTTACCTTTCTGCTATCTTTCATAAATTATTTCAGTTTTTGTATTTTCTTTTTTCTTAGATATTTTTCAATATCTTTTATATCATAATAAGATGTAGTACTTTTAATTTTATCATCTAATTTATAAAATTTCAATACTGATTCAACATCTTTTATATTTAATTTGTCTAATTTTTCACTGATACTTAATTCTATGTTATCATTTTTTAATTTATTACCTGGTTTTATTTTCAATATAAAATTGTGTATAATATCTATTATAGCACAAAAAAATAATAGAACATATTCAGTTATTGATTCATAACCAAATTTTATTAATAATACAATCATTAATAAACATAAAAAAACTATAATACCTCCACCTATTATTAACCCCATGACTAATGATTATATTAGTTTTTGTATTTTCTTTTTTCTTAAATATTTTTCAAGTTCTTTAACATCGTAATCCAATGCAGCACTTTTAATTTTATCATCTAATTTATAAAATTTTAATATAGTCTCAATATCTTTTGAATTATAGTTATCTAGTTTATCACTAATACTTAATTCTCTAACCCTTATATTTTCTTTATACTCAGGAGTTTTTTTAATTTTTATTTTTCTACAAAAACATCTAGCATTAGTTATAATATAATCAAAAAAATTATATATTGGTTCAGATAACAATGCTATTATAATAAAAAATGCAAGCAATAAACACAAAATTTCAAATATAGTCTCCATATATTTTATTTAATTTTTTTCAATTTCTTACTTCTGAGATAATTTTCAATTTCTGAAATCTTAAATTCATTTAGAGTTTTTAATGTATTTTCATCTGACTTAAAATATCTCAAATGAGCTTCAATATCTTTTATTTTTAATTTATCTAATTTCGTACTTACTCTATAGTTTTTTTCAATTATCAATTTTTTATAATCAGGAGTCTTAGTTACTAAATATTTTAATAATATTGTAGATACTTTAATGACTAATAATTTATAATACATTTTTATGTTATACCAATATGCAATAATTACTGATAATGTAATAGGAAATATGATTACAAAAAAAATTAATTTTAATACTACAATCGTCATAATTATTTTTTTATATTATCAAAGATAATATTTTTTTTTGAATTATACAAATAAAACATATAGTTATTTTAATTTATCTGACTTTTTAATTTTTTTGTCATAATGATTAGTAAATCTTATTCTATCATCATCAGATAAATCTTCACCACACCAGTCCAATATTCCTAAATCATCATCAATTTCCCATTGACTTCTTGGTGTTAATTTAAAGTAATTTGAAGGTCTCTGAAATGATTTCTCAAACATTTGTCTTTCTGTCATAATATTTTAATTTTAATAATTTTAATTCTCTAATTTTTTTTAATTTAATAAAATTTGAAGATTCAAAGTTTATATCTATAGTATTATTATTTTTTTCAAATCTAAGAAATATATTCATTCCATTGTTATTAAATGATGGATATATTGTGGATGAAATAATGAATATTTTATTGTACAATTCACTATCTTCATTTATGCAAACAACTTTATCTCCTCTATTAAAATAATAATAATTAATCATTATTCAATGTAACTAATTTAATTTTTCTTGACTTTTTTGTAAAATAACATTCAATATAATTGAAATCCATAAAGCACATAGAAATATATTCAGTGTATTCAAAATCTATTCCTACCATTTCACATTTATAATCTAATATAGAAATTCTATTTTTTACATGACATATAAATTTTGATATTATATCAATGTCAATTTTATTAAGAAAAAATTCGTATTCTTCTTTGTTTATATTATCTCTACTAATTAAATAATTTGCATGTCCAATCATAACATTAATTATTCAATAAAATTATTTTATCTTTTCTGATTTTTGATGTATAATATTTACACTCAATCCAATTTCCATTGTCATCTTTTCCTTTTTCTATAAAATTGGTGCAAAATTTCCAACAATTTATAGATAATATATGAGTATTTATTGTTGGCTTGTTTTTACAAGAGCATAAATTTATATGATCTTTGTTATAAGTTCTATATTCAATATTTTTCTCTTTTTTGTAATATTTCATCAATCTAATTTTTCTAATTTCTTATTTCTTAGATAATTTTCAATATCTTTTAATTTAATGGTTTCTAATAATTTATTAGGATTTTTTAATAATTTTTTATAAGATTCAACTTCTATCTCTAATGCATCTCTTTCATTTTCAACTAAATTGAATTCATGTAATGTACTAATATATTCACGAAATATGTGATCGTATTTATCTTTTAATTTCTCATATTCATCAAAATCTACTCCTGATATTATTTTAATGCTTTTTTTATTTTTTTCCATATTGTAAAATTTCTAATTTCTTTTTTCTTAGATAATTTTCAATATCTATGATATTTAATTGTGGTAGAACAAATTTTGGATCAGTAAAATTTTTATTTAGTTCATCAAAAAAATAATTCAAATTTTTATGCTCATTTTCTAATTTATAAAATTCATTTCTTGATGTGTTGCGTTGCCTTAATGCTTCATCATAATTAGTTCTCAATGATTGTTCAATTTTAATATGATCTGAATAAATGTTATCAAATTTATCAGTCAATTTGAGATAACGACGTTCTAATTCATAATATTCTTTATCGCTTTTCATTTATTCTATTTAATTTAGTTTCACGTACATAAGATTCTATTATATTGAAATCTATATCGTTTAACACTAATTTTGTATTTGATAAATAAGAATGTATTTTATCATTATAAAATCTCAATTCGTTATTTTCATTGTAAATTTTATTGAATTTTGATTTTAATTTGCTAAATTCGTTCTCTAAATTTTTATAATCTTCATAATCATTTATGTTCATATACTATTCATTTAGTGCTTATTTTTCTAAGCTTGGTCTTACGTATATAATTTTCAATCTTAGATAATTTTATGTGGTGTAATATTTGTTCTGGATTTTCTATAATCTTGTTTCTT